GCCCTCTGATCACCACACTGTCGGCGCTCGCACACGCGCTGACCCCGGCGATGGCAATGGCGCAGAACGCGGCGGCAAGCGTGGCACGCATCTTCACAATAAGTCGCCTTTGAACAATGCCCTTTCGGCTACACGGCGGCGGACCAGACCTTTAAGCACACGACCACCAGCCCTACGCCATTTCGGAAATTCATCTGCTGCGTCTTCATATTGTCCACGGTTCAGTTTCATTCTTAATGTTGATCGTTGCATAGCCCCGGTGCCTACGTTGAAAGCCCAAGACGCCAGTGCCGAAAACATATTCTCATTTATCTCCGCCGTGATAAGTTTTCCAATTGCCGCCTCAACATGGCGTAGTTCTCGTCGGAGCAAAGCCGTACCTGCGGCCTCGTCAATATCAGGGTGATTAGCGGTAACAGCATTGCCGTCAATAGCCCAGCACGATCCCCAACCAATTGTCCAGCGTCGTGCTGGGCAGAGATATGGAGACGATGACCAGCCCTCAAATGACTTGATGATGCCCAAACCGGCCTCATTGATGTGACCGTCCCAGGCGTACTTCGCAATCAATTGATCGTGTAAAGTCATTTCCGATTGAACGTCCTTTGGCCGTACCAGAAGCAGACAACGGCTGACCAGACGCCCATCACCGGCTCTGACCACACCAGCGTGTACATTTCGTTGTCGATCCAGCCCATTGCTAGGCACCATGTCAGCGCCATGAACTCTATGAACAGCAAGTAGGTCATCACTGGTCGCACGGTAGCCGAGAGGTTAACAACCCACTGGCTCGACTTCAGCGTGATCTTAGTATGCTCTTTGTGCAGCGCATTAGTCTCGTCGATGTCGGCTTGGGTATCCATCATCTGGAGCTTCTGCGCACCAAGTTGTAGCTGCTGCTCCAGTTGCTTATCCATCATGGAAAGCTCATGGGCTTGATCACGCTTTTCCTCAAAGAACCCCAGGACTTTAGGTAGAAAGCTAGTGCCAAAGCCCAGCAAAGATGAAATCAATGTGAACATCGTAATCTCCTATGCCACCCTTAGATATTTCTTTCGGATGGCGTTGCCATTACTTTTTAGCCTTGCGCGGCTTCGCCGTTCTCATTGGCTTGCCTGACTTAGCGCTGGCTTTCTTCGCCGCCGCCATACCTTTCTTGCCGTAACCGTAAGTCTTACCACCAACTTTTGGCATTTTACTCTCCTATGTTACTTTAGACTCTAGCTTTTGTTGAACACGCTCCAGCACTTCAATTCGAGCTAAAACGGTAGCTGCTTCTCTGTGATGACGCTCCTGATTAGCTGGCGACATCATCCCTGCTAGTATATCAACGCGCTGTGTCTGTGTCTGTATATGACTTAAAACGGTTGTCTCCAGTTTATCAACGCGGGTGTCGGCGCTTCTTGTTCGGGCTTCGATATCTTTTAGCAATTCGGTCAGTCGTGATATTTGGCTACGAGCAACAGCAGCAGTGCCAGCTACACTGAACAATATGCCGCCCAGTGTGATTATCAGGCGAATATCAACCGAGCCTTCCATAACCTATGTGCCTTGCTTTTTCATCTGCACACCGCCTCTTTGCAGCCGAAAGTTACCATCGCCCAACCGACAATCACACAAACAATACTGATTAATATTAAGATTCCGATATTCTTAAGAATTACAATAATGTGATCCCAATACTCAGCATCTGCTTCTTGTTTTATCCTAGCCTTCTCTTTATCCTTTACGGCCTGTTCTTTCTTGGCTTCAAGTCGTTTAGTACGTTCGGCTTTAATAGCTTCAAAAGTCCCTATGCCGAATTTATTGTCTATCTCAATCCCTAAGTTCTCTAATGCTCTTTCATTTTTCTTCTGCTCTAGGATGTCGTTAGCTACTGCACTTATACTTGTGTCATCATCGTAGTCAGCATCACCAGCTTTCATGCGCAGCAGTTGTTGTGTTCTAGTCTTAGGTTTCTTTTGTTTTGTTGGTTTAGGCTTGGACTCTGTGGCGTGGAATAATTTATCCAAACCACCAGCAATATCTTTTAGGTCATTAGCGCCGTCTAAAAGTTTCTTAGCGCCAGCTATTGCTAAACCAATGCTTAATGGGTCCATGACTTTGTTACCCAGGTTGCCGCAGCCCATGTGGCCGCGCCGACAACAGAAAATGCTCCGCACATCTTCCAGAACGTCCGGTAGCCGCCTTTGACCGACGCCATTTCGATCTGGATGCTGGTCACAGCTTTTTCCAATCGCTTTTCTTCTTCCGTGTGCCGCTCGAAGTTGGAGCGCAGTTGATCAACCGACCGGCCAAGGCTCTTGATGCCTTCTTCAATTCGCGCTAACCGCTCACCGTGATCATCAGCCATAGTAGCGCACCCCTACGGTTTTGACGGCCAACTCGGACTAGCAGGGTCAGCCGTGTTGGCTGGCAGATCACGAAGCGTCTGGCGATAGGACTTCATATTGTCTGCTAGGGTCACATCTGACATCGCGTAGAAGTCTGTGTCGGACAAGCGTTTATTACGCTCTGAGCGTAACGCCGACCACTCACGCGCTGTATCGTCAGCAGCGAGTTGATCCGCATCCTTGACAGGTGAATCTCCTGACACATCCCAATAAACAAGGTTGTTGTCTAAACCTTCGACGACCTTGCCGCCAAAACTGGCAACGTGAGAATCAGCGGCTGCTTTAAGATCGAAGTCTTGGTACTTTGTGATCTTTCCTGAGTCATTGGAGACTACCGCCACAAACTGTTTCATCTTAGGCTCCTATATGTATATCACGTTAGCGGCACCAGCATTAAACGTGCCGCCACTCAACTGCATCTGCGTAAGTTCGGCAGACAATGACTTACGCCCACCACCAATGATGAACTCTGAATTGTTCTGGACGACGCCTGTCAAAGAAGCAACCCAGGTAAAAGCCGCCGCATCTTCCAGCGTTAACGTCATATGTCCATACCAGAGATCGCCAGAACTTCCGGGAATATTAAAGCTGGCTGTCGATTGCTCTTGGGTTACACCATCGCGCTCACCAAGACTTAAGTAACCACTTGTTTCGATGCCACCAGAATCTCCGATCTGTACGCTCAAGTCTGCTCCAGACGCAAGCCCGACGCCAACAAGCTGTAGTACAATCATCTTAGTTCCAGCAGGGATACTTGTGAAAGAATGTGATGTACCAGAGCTAGTGTTAACCTCTGTACCTTCAGTAAAACCACCAGCCGCTGCAAAAACCGGCACTGATCCAGCGCCTTGGGACTTTAGAAAATGGCCACTCGTACCAGCAGCTACCACAGCGGGATCACCGCTGGCATCATATGTGATCAGATTTCCATCAGTGCCGCCCGCCATCTTCGCGAGGGTGATCACGTTGTCATCGATGTCATTTTCGCCGACCAACCCTCTGGCCGGGCTGCTTCCTAGAAATGGCATGTCAATTACTCCGGTTTAGCGTATTTATCTTTAGTTTCCTTGATCTTGGCTTTCCAAGCATCAATGCCTGAATGGTAGATCAAGTCAAATTGGTCAGCGAAACTTGGATACTCAGCCGCTCGTTTATCTTTATAACCATTAGCTGCTAAATCTACTGCCGCAGCTTCCTCGTTCGCATCTGCTGCTGCTTCTTGCTCTGCTGTAAATGCTACTGTTCTCACAATATTATCCGGACCAACAACTACTGAATGTCTAGCCATGATTAAGTCCTACTCCTACGATATTGAAGGATCGTGCCAGAGGTGATGTTGCCAGAGTGAGCAAAAAATTGGGCGCAGGTGTTTGCCTCCGCTGTAGTATAATTGCCAGCAGAATAACTAGTTTTGGGCGTCCCGCCGTTGTCACCAAACCCGGCACGTCCCATAACAGTTGTTTTGTACGTAGAACTAGCGGGGTTCATCAATATAACTTCAGCCCCCCATAAGTTTTCGTTGGTTGCATTGCCGATGCCAGCCGAGGCTCCCACGATCCGAATTTCACCTGTTGCTGAACTAGAAACGGAACCGGCAGAATTTCGGACCACACCAAGGTATCCTGAAGTGCGGTACGTAGGCCCAGCAACACCAACACGCATGTCGAAGTATTTATTGTCCGCCGCCATGACCATGTAATCGACCATGTATTTGTAATCGTAGCCACTCACCATGTTTTCAAAGTCCAGGGTTGCAGAGTCATCAGCCGTCATCGTTGACACATACGACCAGCCGCCGCCGCCAGCCAGATCAAGAATACCCTGGACGGTATCGCGCTTGGTGTTGTTACTGTCGGTAGCATCTCCGTACATAACAAGATCGGAGGCTGTTATTGTGACATCAGAATAGTCACCGATTAGAGCGTCTTTTGTCTTTGTTCCATCGACAATATTATCGCCCAGGTCTCCCGTTGTTAGTGCAACTTCAGCAGGTTGTGATCCTAAAAATGGCATTATGTAATCTCCATGAACGACAGTGAGATGTCGATATAGTCATTCGCAGCCGCTTGTGCGGTAATGCTGTCAGTTGTTTGCAAGACAATCTTTTGTCCCGCGAAAACTTCTAACGTCGAGGCGGCTGGGATGCTTGTGTCTTTCAGCAAGTACACGTTGGCGTTTGTGTTTGGATTGCCGCCAGCCGTATCCGACACAAGGATGACATCGATGTCGGTAGCCGAACTGTGTCGGTTGCAGATCGTCATGCCAAGGATCACCGTCGTTGTTGAACTTGGGACGGTGTAAATAGTATCTGCACTGCTGTGATCTACAGATGCGCGGGTCGCTACTTTAAATGTATTAGCCATGTCTTATCTCCTTTGGGATACTTCCCCCATTTAGCCGAGCGCGATTGCCAGGCTGGTCGCTATTGATGTCGCGTCAGCGGTGCTGACATCGCCGTCATCGCCGTCCGTTCCATCTGCTCCGCTGGGAACAAACGTCAATCCAATGCTATCGCCGTCAGAAATGGTGCCGACAGTTAAAACGTGTGTCGCCGCTACCTTGGAATAGGTCGATGCGCTGGTAACACCACCCGTAACCTTGTAGACAAGAATGGCGTTGGTAGACCCATAGCTTGCAATGTAGAGATAACCACGCGCTACGGAGTTGCTCACGTCATCAAAGGTATCAACCCAGGCATTGACCGAAACGCCGCCCGCTTCGACATCATCGATATAAACGACTGTAGCCGACGATGGTGTTCCATGATTAAGCCAAACCTTGCCAGCGCCCTGGTCCGTATCAGTTGTCGTGCTTTCAAATGCAAACTTAACGCCAGCTTCAGGTGCGGCGTTATCGACATAGGCTTTGATGCTTTGCTGGGTTGCAAGCGCGACAGCGCTATCCGAACCCATCGCATCTTCATCGAGGATGCCAGCGGTGATCGTGGCCCCGGCGTTTAGACCCAGGCTTGTAATTCCAGCTAAAGTTCCGCTTGTTGCCGTGATTGCCGCGCATTTGAAATCGGCAAACGAGTATGAGATATTGCCGGTGCTGGAACCGGTGGCAGTCGTTGTGCCTACGGTGAAGAAATCACCGCTTTCATCCCAGCCCATAAAGCCATTGTTGCCCGTTGAGCCACGCTCAAAGATAAACCCTAGATCATTTGCATTCGACCCGGCACCGTTGTTTAGCTCGATCAGAGGGTCAGCGATAACTTGGTTCGTCACTGAATTGGTGACCGTCGTTCCGTTGACTGTCAGGTTTCCAGCAATCGTCAAGTTTGCCCCGACATCGATGTCAGCCGTGGTCTGGATGCTGTCTACCCACGCCTTGAGCCAACGGACACTGGTCGAGCCTAAACTGTCGGTGCTATCTGTATCAGACAGGATATCACCGCCGCTGGTAATAGATGAGAACGTACCAGCCGCCGGTGTCGTGGCCCCGATAATCGTTGAGTTTAGACCTGTGGTGGTGACATCCACCACCTTTGTTCCGTTGACAGCGGCTGCAATATTATTGGCCCCCACACGGAACCAGCCGCTATCCGGGTCTGAGGTATAAGAATAATAGGGTAATGAAGCCGACCCGTTACCACCAAGCCACTGACCCAATGTCGTTGAAGAGCTTTCAAGAGCCGTCCCCGCACTATCCCATTTTATAAAAGCGTCCGCCACAGGGGTAGGAAGCGTAGCATCAGCGCCTGTTGTATCACCATCAGCTAGTTTAACTGCGCGACTAAGCTCCGTGTTCATCTGCTGCGCCAACATGGTCAACGTGTCGAACTGTTGCTCAACTAGGTCCGATGGGAACGGATCGTTCTCAACAAGGTCGAGGGTCTGTGTAAACTGTTCCTCACGGATGATGACCAGCGTCTCGGTTGACGCTGGCGCAACGCCCATCGTGACCGTTCCACCAGCCGTGACGCCCGCGCCAGTTACCGTGTAATGGGTGGTGATCGTCTGAGCCGTCTCGACGCCTGTGGCTGTCGTCACAAGGATAACCCGTAGATCATCGTTGGCGTGGAATAGGTAAGGGAAGCTGAACGCCGTAGTCGAGGCGTCACCCACTGTGCTAGTTCTATTGTCCGTTGTCGAAATCGTCATATCAAATATCCTCTACGAAGCCATAACATAGCACGTTTAAACATCACTCTGCGAGTATCTTCTCATCAATAGTATAGCTAGAAAAACCTAACATACCGGCTATCCCTGCTTGTACTGCTTCCGTGTCACCCCGTGCGGCACCTATCAACACGTTGCGCACCCCACGCATCTCGGATATGAGTGTTAACATAGGCACACCTGTCAAAGCCCCACCCGCCTTGAGCATACGGTCAACGGCTTTCGATCCTTCAACAAAATCTTCCCACTCGACACCGTTCTCTGCGAAATCATCAATAGCCCGGCCTATATCGGTAACAAAGCCGAGCGGGTGACGGCTTTCCAAATCGAACAAACCTTCAGAACCTTCCATGAAAAATCGGAAGCCACTATCTGCTAAATCACCGAAGATGAATATTCCGTTCAGCGTACCCAGCA